GGCCGCTAATTAAGGGCAGTGGATACAATCTTGACAACCTGTAAAACATAACCTAACCGCGCTATACTCTCGATAATCTATAATTAATCAGGGCTAAACCATGTCCAATAAAAAGCAGCGAGTGGCGCGGGCAAATATTGCCGATAGCCAAAAAAACGTTAATGATGGACTTAAAAGCGCAACAACGGGCATGGGTACCGCTAACGATAAGCGATCAACCGTGCAGTATGCGGCAAAAACCATTAGCCCTGCTGAGCTTGATAACGCCTATCGCTATGACTGGATTGCTGGCAAAGCTATCGATATTCCTGCAGATGACGCTACTCGGGAGTGGCGATGCTGGCAGGCCGATCAAAACCAAATCGCAATGCTAGAAGCTGAGGAGAGGCGGCTAAAGGTTCAAGAGTGCGTGCATGATGCTTTGATAAAGTCTCGCATTTACGGCGGCGCCGCGATTGTTATTGGTGTTAAAGGTCAGAATAGCGAAAATATAAAGAAAGAGCTTAAGCCCGAATCTATTGGTAAGGGCGGCTTGCTTTATCTTCACGCTGTTAGTCGCTATGAAATCAGCGCGGGTGAAATTGACCGCGACCTTCTTTCGCCATACTACGGCGAGCCAAAATACTACAACCTCAATAGTGAGTCTGGATCAGTAGAGGTTCACCCGTCGCGAGTGGTTCGCTTTCTTGGTCGTAAAATCCAGTCGCACACCGCTATTGATGATTGGGGCGACAGTATCATTTGCCGCATTGATGACGCAGTGAAGAATGCCAGCATTCCGCAAGAACAGGTCGCAACGCTTCTAATGGAATCAAACGTAGATATTATACGAATACCTGATTTCATGAATAGCATTGGCAATGCTGACTATGAGAGTAAATTGATTAGTCGATGGCAGTTGGCTGCGGTTGGCAAATCAATTAATCGCGCCCTTATCATGGATAAAGACGAGGAGTGGAACAAGCTAACGCCCAATTTTTCAAACCTTGCCGAGCTAATCCGCTTGTACATTAGCATTGCGGCATCATCGTGCGACATTCCAGCAGCGCGCTTTGTTGGCCAAATACCAGGTGGGCTAAACTCAACAGGTGACAGCGACACCAGAAACTATTACGACATGGTGAAAAGCAATCAGTCTAATGTGATTAGTCCAGCTATGCACCGCCTCGACCAATGCATTATTACCTCTGCGATAGGTTCGACACCAAAAGAGGTCTATTACAAGTGGAACCCCTTGTGGCAGGTTAGCGAAAACGAGAGGGCCGACATTCTTTTGAAGAAGTCGCAGGCGATAGTCAATATCCGCAATACTCAACTAATACCCGATGAGGTAATGAGTAAATCGGTGGTGAATCTGCTAATTGAAGATGAGAGTTTGCCCGGTCTTGATTCCGCAATGAAAGAATACGAGCAGGCGCAGATGATTGAGCCGGATTTGGACGAAAGCGACCCCGAGATTAAAGAGCAGTTTAATGGAGGTCGGCAAGACGGCACCGAAGAAGGCCAAAAAGGCGAGGCAGGATAGTATGGGCCACCACTGCTGCGGCACTCACTTTAACGATTCGCAAAGGCGAGACCCGACCAAAACTAAATCTCTAAGGCGGAAATTCGAGCGCGAGGTAAATGCTAGATACTCTCGGCTTGAGGGTTTGATTAATCAAGCCATTATTCAGAATGACGTGTTTGGCCTAAAGTCTCGCCAGATTGGTGATGGTGCTGCAAAGGTGATGATGGATGCAGCGGCACCACCGGAGCGAGCTTTTGAGTTCTCGCGGTCGTCGGACAAAGTAACCCAGTTTATGGCTTGGCTAACTCAGCAGCAAGATAATCTTATCTTGGGTGTCACGCATGGTGTCGATATAGCCTCTTCTTCTGATTCGGCGTGGACTAATCTATACATAGAATTAGCGTACACTAGCGGCCTTAGTGGTGCCGCGTCAAAAATGAGGAAGGAAGGCGCAAGCGTGGCGTCCTCGTGGGTTAATACTGCATTCCAAAGGCCCATACATGCGGATAGAGTAGGGCTAGCCTATACGCGCACATTCTCTGAGCTTGACGGCATAACCAAAACAATGGATCAGCAAATAAGCCGAGTGCTTGCGCAAGGTATTGCTGAGGGACGCGGGCCTTTCGATATTGCGCGGCAAATTAACGAACGCGTTGATAAGATTGGTCGCACTAGATCGCGCATGCTGGCCAGAACTGAGGTCATTAATGCACATGCAGATGCATCATTAAATGCGTATCAAGAGGCCGGCTTAGAAGGGGTGGAGGTTGAGGCTGAGTGGCTTACTGCTGCTGACCCATGCCCAAAATGCGAAGAGGCGGCAAGGGGTGGCCCGTACACCATATCCGTGGCTAGAGGATTAATTCCGCTACATCCGAATTGCCGCTGTGCTTGGGCACCAAAAGTAGTTAACGGCACCGGTATAGAGCTGATATAATCGACAAATCGAAACAATCGAGAATAAAGCTATGACAGCAATGCCAAGTGTAAAAAAACCTATCTCAGAGCAAGACAAAAAGCTTTTAACGTGGACAGCTGAGCGTGTAAGGCAGTGTCAAACAGAAAGCTTTTACGGGAAAATGACAGTTCACTTTGAGAATGGCAAGGTGGTAAGAACAGTTACCGAGCGTTCAGAGGTGCCAAAAGTTTGATATTTAAAATAGTTCTGTTATTCTTGACATAGTAGTTTTATTCATATATCGGTATTTGAAAAACAAAGCCGCCTTTCCTTCTCGGGATTGGTGGCTTTTTTATTTGGTGAACCATGATTTTTATCGATCAGCTAGTGATGGACTCCGAGCCTAAGCGAACAGCAGACGGCTACCTTGCCGCTATGCCTCGAGCGGCGCGCACAGGCATACAGACCTACGCCGGATATGAGCTTGGCTTTAATGACCGTGAGACCGTTCGAGTATATCGGCCCGAGTCTGAGGTTTTTTCTAAAGACGCGCTGCGATCATTCGCCCATCGACCGGTTACTGTAGATCATCCTCCAGTAATGGTTGATTCATCCAACTGGAAAGAGTATGGCGTAGGTCATATAGGCGATGAGGTTGCGCGAGACGGCGAATTTATCCGCGTTCCAATGCTAGTCATGGACTCTGCCGCAGTTAGCGCAATAGATGCTGGAAAGGTTGAATTATCAATGGGCTATAGCGCTGAGCTAGTACTTGAAGACGGCGAAACCCCAGAAGGCGAGAAGTACGACGCCTACATAAAGAATATCCGAGGCAATCACCTCGCGATTGTAGATGCTGCCAGAGGCGGCGCAAAACTCCGTGTCTTCGACATGAAATCAAACCAAGGAGCAATCCAGATGACCACTAAGAAAGTTATGGTTGACGGCATTTCTGTTGAAGTGCCAGAGACAGCCGCCCAAGTGATCGAAAAGCACGTTTCTGATGCCGCAGCGAAAGTTGCGACTATAGAGACTCAGCTTGCCGATTCTCAAACTAAGCTGGCAAAAGTTGAGACTGACTTATCGACCTCTCAGGCTGAAGTTGAAACCCTCAAGACTCAGCTGGCTGACGCTAAAAACCCAGAAGCTATTGACGCCGCTGTTAAGGCTCGCGCCGCAGTTATTGACTCGGCAAAAGCTGTGCTCGATACAGTTATTATTGACGGCAAGAGCTGCGAAGAAATTAAGCGCCAAATTGTTGACTCTAAGCTTGGCGAAAAAGCCAAGGACTGGAACGACTCGCAAGTTTCAGCATCGTTTGATGCGCTACTTGCGGTTGCCGACTCAGCACCGGCAGATCCATATCGACAAGCTGTTAGCACTGGCGGCACGGTAAACCTTGGCGATTCTGAAAAATCACGTATTGCGCGAGACGAAGAACTCGCAAATGCGTGGAAGCACTAATTAACCATCGGAGACTAGAGCAATGAGCGTAGTTCAAAGCACTTATTCAGAAACACTTCCCATTGCGCAGGCGGGCATGCCGGCCGATGCGGATTACTCGGCAGACACCCGCATTTGTGAGAGCGCTGCTATTCCTTTTGGCGTCGCGGTAAGTCAAGGCACGTCTGACAATGAAGCATTAATTGGCGGCGCTTCTGCTGCTGTTTTTGCTGGTGTAGCAATCGCTGATAAAACCATTAACAGCGATGGTGGCGCAGACGGTTACAACCAATACGACAATATGGGCGTTATGACTCGTGGCGATATTTGGGTCATTGCTGGTGGTGACGTTGACGCTGGAGAAGATGCAACTTTTGTATCAACGACTGGCGTACTTTCTAGCGCAGCAACTAGCGGCACCCAGTTTGCTATCGCTGGAGCGCGCTGGATGACTTCGGCAACAAGCGGCAACCCTGCAAAACTTCGCCTATCTGGCGAGTTGCCCTCTGCTTAATCTTGGCTAATTAGGAGCTAAAAATGACTGTTAACTTTAATGATGCAAGCCAAGCGTTGAGCTTTTTAACTCAACAGGCGGCACATATTGAATCTGAGGTGTACAAAACTAAGTACCCTCAAATTCAATACTCAACTCTCGTGCCTGTTGATACCTCTGCAGGTGAGTGGGCAAATACTGTAACTTACTTTAGTCAGGACAAGGTGGGCAAGGCTGGTTGGTTTCAGGGTAGTGCTAATGATATGGCGCGCGCTGATGTCAATATGACCAGGCATGATCATGGCGTGTCTATGGCTGGTATCGGCTATGGATATGATCTTGAGGAGATTAACTACGCTCGACGCGTAAATATGAATCTCACGATGGACAAAGCGGACGCTGCCAGACTTGCCGCAGAGCAATTTATTGATAGCCTAACTCTTGTTGGCGATGCTGACAAGAATATGTCCGGCCTTATCAATAGTGCGTTGATTACGCCCACAACTGCCGCTGCTGATGGTGCTGGATCTGCAACTACGTTTGCCAGCAAAACCGGTGATCAGATTGCTCGCGACATTAACAACAAGTTATCGCTTATTAATAGTGCGTCATACGGTATCGAGCTAGCGGACACGATTGCATTACCTATCGACCAGTACAACCTGCTTGCAACTAAGCGCATGGGCGATGACGGCAATTCAATCACGGTCATGGAGTGGCTGGTGAAGTACAACACCTATACCGCCCAAACCGGCCAACCGTTAACTGTTCGCACTATTCGACAGCTTAGCGATGCCGGTGGCAGCTCATCCTCACGAATGGTTGCTTATCGTCGAGACCCTAGCGTGCTTAAGTTGCACATGCCTATGACTCACCGATTCTTACCGGTATGGCAAACTGGCCCAATGCGCTTTGATGTTCCTGGTGTTATGCGTACCGGCGGCTTAGAGATTCGCCGCCCTGGTGCAATGGCTTACCTAGACGGTATTTAATATGGGCGCGCCGTTAATAGCGGCGCCCTATGTCGGGGATTAATATGTCAAAAGTTATTGTAAAAAACGAGACCTCTAGGATTCACGCTATTACCAATAGCGACGGGTCAGAAACTAAGGTTTTACCAGGCAAATCTGTCGAGCTTGATTTATCGCTAGAGCAAGCAAAAGCAATGGAATCATGCAGTGACTTGACTTTTGTTTTTGATGGTCAAAATACTGTTGAACCTGTTGAACCTGTTGAACCTGTTGAACCTGTTGAACTTGATGGCGACCTTTTGGAATTGGCAATTGCTGATGGTTTTAAGCCTGATGGCCGCTGGTCTGATGAACGCACAACTCAAGAGCTTGAGGCGTTCCTAGCTGATAAGGGTGAAGGATAATGCCATACACGCTGCCAGCCGTTACTCAATTCAAGGATCGATTTCCTTCGCTTGAATCCGTTGGTGATAGTGTTATTTCTGTATTGATAGATGAAGCTGCGCGCAATGTCTCGACTGAGTGGTGCGAAGCTGACTATCAAAACGGGATAATGTTTTTGGCAGCTCATTATGCTATCGATGAGGGCTCGACAGGTCGCAGCGTTGAGGCTTCCGGCGCCGTTACATCAAGTAAGCTTGGTGACGCGTCCGAATCATATGCAGGCCCACAAAATGCAGATAGCAATGGCATTTATTCATCTACTGTTTACGGCAGGCGCTTTATGCAATTACGTAGAGCTAACACGCAAGGGGTTAGGCTGCTGTGAACTATTCTCGCCACATGAACCAAACCGCCACCTACTGGGCTGCCGGCTCAAATGATGGCTTTGGCGGCGTATCCTACGCAGCACCTGTAACGCTTAGCTGTCGTTGGCAGGATAGCGCTGTACTGTTTAGAGATTCAAATGCGCGCGAGGCTACAAGCTCTGCCATTGTTTATACCGATAGCCCAGTGGAAAATCAGGGCTACTTATTTTTGGGTGAGTCTGTAGAAGCTGACCCTACCGCTGTTGCTGGCGCATTCGAGATACGCCAGAACAGCAAAAGCCCGTCGTTGAGCGGCCAGATCACATTGCATAAGGTGTTTCTATGAGCGCTGAAATTGTAATTGAAGGTCTAGATGAGGCGATAGACGATATTAACTTTGCTGTTAATCAAATAGCTGACGTGTCGCAAGCGGCCCTATTGGAGGCTAGCTTTGGCGTTATGAATTCAGCGCAAAAAAGACTAAAGCCTTCAGTTATTAGCGGAAATCTTCGGGCCTCTGGATATGTCAGGTCAAGCAAGACATCAAGACGACCCGATGAGCAGCACTTAGATACAAGTAAAAGCGAGCCAATACCAACAGACTCC